TTTTCTTGGTTCTCTAGCAGAATAGCGGTTACCTTCCGACGATGAGCATCCTTGATGGGATCAAGGCCGTCAAAGTTCAGAAGAGGCGCCCACTTTTCCTGCAGATGTTGTTCGTTAATTTCGGACATTTGCGTTACCTTTTAGAGTTTAAAGTTTGGGTTTGATTTAATATTGAAATCAATTATTAGCAAGCAGTGAAGCCGCTTTGAGATACTGATTCATTGAGTTTGAGTAGGACTCATTCGCAACGTATTCGGTGTCTTCAGTGAGCACTTCAGGCTGTGCAATTGAAGAGACATAAGTTACAGGGAAATATGATTCCCGTAGGGTCTCTAGTTTTTCACGATAAGAATTTTCACTTTCAAACTCAACACTTTCGGCAAGTGAGGCGAGCTTTTCCTTCTGAGTGGCGGCTAGGCCATCAGCTACATCGTCAAAAATACCTTCGGCAACCGCCTCACAGAGACGCTTGTTTAGTTGGATATTCTTGTCAAGTTGCTCGTTGAGTTTATCTTCCATTTCATCTAGTTTTTTCACCATATTCTCAAGGACATCGTATTTTTCATCTGGCATTGATACATAATGTTGTTCAAAAAGTCCCTTGAGATTTACAAGGAAGCTCTCAGTGAGTTCTTCCTTAATACCGCGAGTGACGGCGAGCTGATTCTCATGCATCCACTCTTCTGCAACATATTCAAGGTAGGAATCAGCACGTTCTTGAAGTTCTTCGGCAATGGCCTGAACTTCTTCTTGGAGAGCCGCGTTATACTGCTCTTCAAGAGATTCTTTAATTTCGGAGACCTTAGAGCGAAGAGCGGCCTCAAAGATGGTCTTGGCCTTTTCTTTGAACTCTTCAGAAAGATCTTCGCCACCAACAAGAGCCTCAACGTCTTCTTGGATGTCGAAATCTTCCTCGTCTTCGTCTTCTTCGGTTTCTTCAACCTCAGACTCGTCTTCGACTACTACTTCTTCATCTTCTTCAGAAGCATCTTCGACTACTAGATCGTCTTCGTCTTGCTCATCCTCTTCAGGAAGATTCATCTTAGGAGTAGTCTGATCACCTTCCTGGGAACCTTTACGGCCACGGATAATATTGGCTACTCGTTGAATGTTTGCAGCCGGATCTTTTAGCTTTGCGCTATCGTCATCGGGCTTGGCATTTTCTGGGGTAGGACCTCCAAGATCTTCCCAACTACCAGTCTGACCATCAGGAATACCAGTGGTTAGCTTTGGCATTGGATCGCCAGGTTTGGCACTTGCATTAACCTTAGTCTTGGACTGAGGGTTCTTTGCTTCCATTTCATCTAGTTGTTGCTTGCGAGCCATTTAAAAGTCTCCTTAACAGTGTGTATTACTCTATTATTATTTAGAAAAGTTTTACTTTCATAATCTATTTATACTCAAAGCATGTTCAAGTAATTCTCAAAATGCATAATCATCCGCTCTTCGGATAATCTTTTGCTAACCACATCACGTTCAATCTTGTTTTTAATATTCATTGCAACGTATTCCTGCTTTGCGGAATCATAAATCCACTCTTTGCCCTCATAAATGCCATTGACAAAGGCGGCGGCACCAACAGACGGATCATGGACAATATCAACACAATTAATAACGAGATCAGGACCGACGACTGAATACCCTTCGTTAGTGGGTTTTACACTACCCAGAGCCCGTGAACTAACACCAAGAACAACACCCTCATCAATAAGACCCTGGGCAATTTTACCCATTGGGGTATTAAGAATCCTGGCCTTACCATAAAAATAATTACCATTCTCTTTAAGGGAAGTAATCATATGGGATACTTTGGTTAGATCGACACCTGGGACTGAATTATGATTCAGTTCACCAAGAGATCGTTTAGAATTAATAAAATTATCGGTGTAGGTCTTTACGGCCTCCCTTAGGATTTCCATTGGATAAACCCTATTGTTTCTATTGGGGTTATTGCCCATAAGGAAATTACCCTCAATAAAAAGGGCATTTTTACCGTTTACTTTTTCAGTAATGTATTTTACTGATTCGGCTTCTTCGATGATTAGTTTCATTTTATGCGTCTCCTGAAATTTGAACTTGTTGATAATAAAGTGTTCCTGCACCAGTACCAAAAGTTCCAACTTTTAGTGACTTCCTCATATCGCCATAATCACTAAAGGCAGTTACAATACCGGATGAATTATTATTAACGGTTATTCTTGTTGAAAAATAACCACTTACATCTGCAGTGTTGTTTACTGATAATACCTGTTTATGTGTAAAATTATAAAAAGGTTGATTAGGGCAATTGAGAGAAACGTAATCGCCTTGATCAAATGGAGAACCGGTTCCACTTGGAAAATCAATGATTGTTGTTGCTCCGGTTGTAATTCCGGCTACTCTTTGTGATGCAGGAGATAACGCAAGAGTCGCAGAAGAATTGGCCGGGACGTAATAATCAGAAGAAGTGGATAGTGGTTCTGAATCGATCTTTACAAATACCCCAGCAGAAACCGCAACAACTCTTAGGGTATCTGAATAAACAGAAAAAGGAGAAGAGGTTGATGCGGCCCCAGATGCAATTGCAACAGATGAACCACTTCCAACAGGTCTATGCGCCATTATTTTTTAATATAGTATTATTAGCTATTTAGAAATAATGGGTCTTAGACATTAAAAAAGGCCCACTTTTCAGTGGACCTAGGAGTTTATAATGTTAAAAACTAGAGAACCGGCATCTCAAAATCTTGAGTAACACCGGCATAAAATTTCCAAATTACTTCACTTGTATTTCCGGCCCATTGGGCTGCCTGGGTAACTGGAATTCCGGCCTCTAACCATCTAGAAATTGCTACGTGTCTTAGATCATAAGGTCGATAACGTTCTTTGACCAAACCAGCATTATAAAGAACATCAATTTTGTCCCTAAAAAACGACTGAAAGGTGTAGCGATTCCATGGGAAAATATAATCATCCGGGGAGTCTAAAACAAGTGTTCGCATTTCTTCTAGGACCTGTTTAGATCTTTCGTTTAATGGAACTTTTCTTTGTTTATTGGTTTTTGTGCTGTTTTTATGACCATGGGTTCTGAGTTCCTCGGACGTGGCCGAATTTTTTAATGTATTCGCCCTAAAAGAAATTACGGCAACGTTACCTTTAACATATCCTTTTGAGTTATCTATTCGATCAAGACTAGGAGAATAGTCAGATCCAGTAACTCCCTGTACCGATTGGAGTTTTATGCCTAGGGCTGGACAATACTCTGGAATAGAAATATCATCCGATGTAAGATTAAAATCGATATTTTTTTCCTTTGCCCGCTTTTTGGCCGAATAGAGAAGTCGTTCAACATCCGATAGTTGTTTATGATTTATTGACTCGCAATTTGAACATAAAGAACAGCGTTTTTCTTTTAAAATTGTCTTTTTACCATGAATACTTGATGGTTCAAGTAGTGTGAAATTAGTAATTGGAAGATAATTTTTACAGCCACTACACCATGAAATTATGGGACATGGTGTTCTTTTTGTTCTACGCCATTCTTTATATCGTGCTTGTCTTGTAGGTAAAGAATTTAAATATTCTTTTTCAGAGGGGGGTCATTTTATGGCGAAATGTATTATTTATTGGTTATTAAAACCCGACCCCCCATTTTCCGGGGACACTACGACTGCGTTACGGTATCGCCGCCGCGATGGCGTTGATCAGAGCGGTCACGCGGGCGTCGAGCAGGGCGAGATCGAGGGATCCGCCGATGCTGTAGAAGGCGATGCGGGCGTTGGAATTATTGCCCCCAGTGTTATTGGAGAAGATAAAATAATTCCCTGTAGACACTCCACTGCTAGCAGTGGATTGAGTGCCCGAATTGCTACCATCTCGCCATGAGTAACTAGCCGATGAAGCCCTAGAGACTCCCAAGAGAACAGGAACAGCAGTATTAGATGAGTGCGAATTAAGGACTGAAGCTTGAACTCTAGCCCGAAAACCTGTTGTGTTACCCACTATCGCAAAAGTGGCTGTCGCTGGAGCTGCAGGAAATGTCGTGCCCGATAAATATCGGCCTGTCGCAATATCTCTAGTACTTACATAAACCGCGCCATGAACGTTATCTTGTTCATCACTCGAACACAAC